TCCCAAAGTAGTCGACTAGGCACAAAAAAGAAAAAAGTATCGGCAAAAAGATTATCCATGATAGGGACAATAGGAGTAGCGAGACGAGCGAAAGTAGTACAATTAAGATTGTGGGTGTCACCGGGAATTACCTCATCGATAAAGATTGGCACCAAGTAAGAGGCTTCGAAGGTTCCCTTCCAGCCATGTGATCGGTCAAATTGTGACCGTTGAATTTCAGCATTAGGTACTTGTGCGAAATGATTTTGCATTACTGATTTCATGTAATTTTTTCCTCTTAGTTAAGTGTCGGTTGGTTTCTTTTTAAAATAAAGAAAATAATTTGGGCACCCCTTTCGAGGTGCCCGAGTACAGCTTGTGAGATCATACAAAGCCTCACTGTACAGATTTTAACCCCTAAACGGGTAAAGACTGAATCCCCTGAATAGGGGCTTTTTTGTCCTTTTGAAGCTGAAGGCCAGTTCCGAGATTAATTTTAGCAGAGTGCATTACCGCAGTCCCTGTCATATCATCCCATTCGCCGATCTCAAATAGAGTGTAGTCAGCAGGGAATCGTTTAATCATACTGTCATGGTCACCATTGACAGCCATCTCGAACCCGCGAACAGCGTCAGCGGCATTGCGCTGAATGAATGGTTTATCGAAAAATTCACCTTTAGAATCGTAGACGGAATAGATTTTCATATTATGCGTTCTCCAGACGCCTGATGTGTTGAATAAACCGAGCTAGAGTAATTGCTTTCCGAGCGGCCAACCGTTCGGGTAAATTTAACTCTGCTCGTTGTTCCGCAACCATCTCACGTTTTACGGATAGGTCAAGAGCTTTTTCGGGATTTTTCTTAGCGTATCTCCGTTGGAAATACTTAGGTGGTCTCATCACTTTTCCTTGAAAGACGAACTCATCTCTTGGATAGACGTCGCTTTCATATTTATCTAGCCATTTCGAACCGATCGGATTCCTTAATGACGGCTGCATGAACTCAGGCAGCTTATCTCCATAATGTTCTTTAGCCCCCTCTCCGGAGATTTTTTTGGTTATATACTTGGCGACGTATTGAATAGAAGCGAATGTGACGTCCCCGCAGACAACGTGCCCTTTTCCCCAAATTTTTGTTAATTCATCATTGCAGTACAAGGGGTAATCTTCAGATTGGGCAACGGGGGCCCGATAAGAGTCCCTCCGGAAGTCCTCACCGAATATAATTGCATGATAGTGTGGCCTAGATAGTTTTTTGCCGTATTCACCGGCAACCATATAAGTGAACTTGTAGCCGCGCTTTCGAAGCGCTCGTAAGAAGTCTTGATAGTGTCGTTTGACCAGAGTGCCACCCGGAGGCAGATGATCATTATTGTAAGTAAATGTAATAAAGCTTGCGCGATCATGTAGAGACAGTTCACACACACCCCTACTCGCCCATTGGCGAGAGTAATCTATGCGGCAGCAAATACAGCGTCCGCATGGAAGCGGTGAAAATTTCACCGTCCCATTGTCTATCGACTTTTGGGGTGGTTTTCTGAAAACGGGCGCAGCTCGTTTTCTTGTTTTGAGATCTGAATAATTATTGCGCCAAGCGCTAATTGGATGTACACATGACATAGTGGGGCCTACCTCCATAGGTTCCAGCCTGGACAAGATGTCTGGGCTTTTTTTTTATAGTCTAGTGCCGCCCCGCATTGGTTTGCGGATGGCATTTTTCTTATGTACCTTTTTGGCAGTGCGCTGAAACAGCTTCTTGCCTTTCTTGTAACTTAGTTTTTTTCGTTTCATCGTCGTTTTTCTCCTCGAATATATGCGATCTCAAATCGTTTATAAGTGGAAGGGACCACCTGTACCATTTGTATCAAGAGGGACAAATGGTACTTGCGCTCCCTTGGCTTTAGGAGCGCTTCAAGGCTGACTAGTGCCTGAGGCACCGTCAGACCCTTGAACGGCCCCCCGGGCCTGGTTTTGAGCATCAGCAGCTTGACGAAGGGGTTTCTCGATCAGTCCAAGCTTGATCGCCTCGTCCTTGTTGTTTTTGTCTGCCAAAAACTCAATTAGATGCTGTGGGTCATTGCGAAAGCGATTTCGCACCGCAGAAGGGAGTTCAGAAAACATGTCTTGAGCGGCGATAACGCGCTCCAGCGACTCCTTGTAAGAAGGGACTTTAGAGAAGTCACCGAATTGGGCAAGAGCAGCTTTAGAGTTATTAGGTAGAACACCTGTAAGTTTGTATTTTCGAAGGATATTATTGATATTTGTTTCACCTTCGTATGCTTGTTTGGTCACCATTTCTGTTGACCCTTTATAGATTTTGCGACTTTCGTCGCTTTTTCCGTCACGTTTAGTTCTGATAATCATGGGAGAGGTTTCCTTTCTTTTTGCCATTGTTTAAACATTTCCTCAAAGGTTGAAGATTTAGAACCTTGTTTACCTTTAAAAAGACCTTTTAAAGGATTGAGCATTTCCATTGCAGAAGCGCCTACGCCAGTTGCTTGTTGGGCGCGTTTCATAATGTTGTCATATATAATATTTTCACGGTCGATTTCAGATTGCTCTTTTTCAAATTTAGCCTTGGCTTGAGAAGCAGGCATTTCAGCAATCATTTTTTGCATCCGTATTTCGGATTCTTTTGCAGAGTTAGCGGTTTGAAGGGTCCTAGCGTCCTCAGTAAGTTTTTGTGAATCAGTCAGAGCTTTTTGTGAAGTTTTAGCATCCACATCAGCAGTGGTTTGCATGATGCTCATAGCAGTATTAACACCCCCACCTATACCTGGCCCAAGGCCGGACATAGGATTAGAAGCCTCCATAACAGGAGTGTTGGGAGTAGGAGTTGAAGCGGGCGTAACCCCAGCGATAGGGTTAAGCCCGGCAGCTTTCATGTCAATAGCAGCTCGTTGGTAGGCAGAGCTGGACATTTCCTTTTGGAATTCCCGATTGTCATATGCAATTTGGCGGTTCTGTTCATTGGCTTTATCTTGAGCAGAGCTTCCGAATAAACCGGAAACTACGTTACCAAGCAAATATGCAGCACCACCTATAATCGGGTCCATTATTTCCTCCAAAAGAGTAGGATAGTTTTAACGAATTCAAGAACTCTTGAAATCGTTTCAATCACCTTTTCCATAACGCCTCCTTAGAACCGGTCAATATATCCCGGTACTGAATATGTCGGCATTGGACGAGCAGATTTCAAATTAAAATAAATATCGCATAAGAACTGTGGTTCAGAAGGGACAGCGATAGCTCTGTCAAGAATTTCATCGGTATTGTTTCTGATGAAGTCAGAGTTGAGAGCTGGGGCAGCGTCGAAGTCTTCCGCTAAGTGCCAGTAATCTAAAGTTCCAGCAGCGTTTGAACGATACAGACCCGTAATGTTTGAACGTTTATAACGGTATTCAGCGTATCGTTCTTGATAACCGAAGACAGTCTCATCGGTTGCGGTGACACCGGCGACATAAATTTCTTTATTGTAAACCGGTTGTTCACCTAAGTGGGCCAGTGCAGGCCAGTAGAAGTCATAGCGAGTTTGGCGTGACCACATACGGTCAAGGCCAGTCTGATAGTTGAGGTCGGCTCGCACGGAAATATATCCAATGATATAGCCATGCTCGACAAAGGATTTCACAAATCCATTACGACCACCATGTGAGAAGGTTCCGTACCCGGCTAAGTCGCCGAGGGCATTAGAACCTGAAGTAGGAGAAGTTTGAGCTACGGGGTTGATGTTGACTCGGGTAGAAGAGCCGCCCAGGTATTCAGGGCGTTGTAACCGGAAGTCAGGAGCAACCACACCAAAGTGAGATAGTAATAGCTCAACATAGCGAGTGCCACCGCGTGCATCACGTTCAAGAAGTCGTTGAATTTGGAACGCTTCGCGGATGGAGTTAATAGTAGCAGCAGTAGCGTTAGTAAGATCGGCATATAATCCCGATGTTAATGAAGGGTTGTCAGATGAAGGGTCGAGACTGACTGGGTCGCCAGCAGCGTCTCGTAACTGACCAGTAGAGAATGATAAGGCACCGTTACTAGCAGTTGTATTGGTGCCAGTTTTCATACCGTACATATATGTAGCGTTGTTAGTACGAAGTACTTCGGCAGAAGTGCCGAGAGGAAGGGTGACAGCATCACCCTTTTGAGGCCATGGAAGGCATGAAGTAAAGTAGTCGTATCGTTTTCCACGAACGGTCATGGGGTAATCGGCATAAGCATCTGGGCCGTCACCCATGTTTTTATCAAGAGAATCTTGTAAGTTTTGATCTCGGAACCATTCGTTCCAGATCAAATTGTTTGCACGGAAAGGAAGCGCATTAATGTCAGGAGCGTTTGAGTTGTATAGGCGTGGTTGAATGCCGAAATAATCGGCCACTGATGCTACCGCAACAGTAAATCCAGCGCCAGATTTGTCGAGAACAGGGATAGTATAATCAGTACTATCACCAGGATCAGTTTGAGCGCCATTGAACCTTTCCCAATTGTCCCAAAGTAGTCGACTAGGCACAAA